CATGTCGTATAACTCTGCTATCCGTCTGAGCGCTTCCTGAGTCATTTCTGTCGGACGGCGCACATCCTCGTCATGGATTTTTCGGCGGGCGTGGGCCAGGCACCCGGCTTCCTTCACCCGGCCCGTTTCGTACAGTACGTTATAACCTGCATAGGCATCAGCCTGCAGTACGCCCTGATACTTTGCCAGGTGGAGCTGCGGATGTTCTCCTTTGCGATCTGCCGAATACGCGAACCAGACGGCTGCCGGCAGGGATGAACCCGCATTACGATCATCCCTGACGTATACCCACAGACGACCCGTTTTCGTCTTTCCGTTCCCCGGGGCCAGTACTTTCACCGGAGTGTCATCTGCGTGCACCTTTCCTGCCTCCAGAACATAGTCATTCAGCGCTATATACAGAGGACGGAGTTTGTCTTGCCATTTCTGATACCCAGCGCACCATGGTATTACGGCTCAGCTCCACGCCCTGTCGCGCGTATATTTCTGACTGGCGATATAAAGGGATATGTTCCATATATTTGCTGACCAGGATCCGTGCAAGTAACCCTGCACTGGCATAACCGCGTTCGATCGGTTTAGGAGGAAGTGGTGCCTGAACGATGACATCACACCGGCTACAGGCCAGTTTGGGACGTATGGTTTCGATAACTTTAAAGGCGGATTAATGATATCCAGTTGCTCTGAGATTGTTTCCCCCATTTCTTTCAGAACACCTCCACAGGCCGGGCAACTGGTTTCAGCAGGCAGAAGGCGATGTGTCTCCCGGGGAAGTTCTGCCGGCAGCGGTTTTCGTGAAGATTTTCGTCCCGGGAATTCAGGCTTACTGGCGATCGGGTTTTCTGACGGGGGACTGGTGTCAGGTGAATCTGTGACTGACGATGCATCTTCCAGAAGATTTCTGGCTGTGTTCAGCCGGTTTTCCAGTTCCGACAGTCGTTTTTCTGCCTGTCGGATCTGATTTTCAAGCTTATGACGCTTTTCTCTGAACTCTGGCCGAACAACATACGACGCAACCTGTCGAGTTGCGCTTTCAGCCGTTCAATTTCCTGCTCATAGCCCGCGACCTGACAGGCATACTGTCGAAGCCGACTCTGTTGCTTACGCAACATGGCTTTAAGCAGCTCAATATCATCGGGGAGTTCATTGTTCATTCCCTTGTTTTATCACGGGTTATATCCGGATGCCAGGCCGTTCTGTCCGTTTGGGATGTTGCCACGCGATCCCCTCCAGTAGCATGGATAACTGAGCTGGCGTCAGGTGCACTTTCCCTTCCCGGGTCACCGGCCAGACGTTTGGCGAACAGGCATAACCCGTCACGATCGGCCCACAGTATTTTCACCATTTTGCCACTGCGGCCCCGGAAGACGAAGATATGCCCGGAGAACGGGTCATCTTTCAGCGTGTTCTGCACCTTCGAAGCCAGGCCATTGAAGCCACAACGCATATCTGTGATGCCAGCGATGATCCAGATTTTGGTACCGGTCGGCAGCGTTATCATCGGATACCCCCTTTCATTTCGCGGATTAGCGCCCGTAACAGTTCCGGAGTGAGAGGGTCAAACAGTTTTACCACACCTGATTTAAGATGCAGCTCGCACCGTGGGACGTTTCCGGGAGCCCCCTCAGGGCGCTCATCATGCTTGTTACGCCAGAAGGGATTTGTAACTGGTCTGGTCGGCTCCGGCGTATCAGTCAGTGCCACCGGGACAGGCATGCATTCCTGTATGTCATCATCGCTCAGTAAGCCGTCCTCGTACTGGCTTTTCCATTTAAACAGCAGGTTATCATTGATATCGTGTTCTCTGGCGATCCGGGCAACAACAGCCCCAGGCTGTAACGCCTGCTTAGCCAGACGGACCTTAAATTCACGGCTATAGCTGGTTCGCCGTTCTTTTCGCCATGAGCCTTCTCTGATTTGAGGCTCTGTTAATTCCTTCTTTCTGTTGGCATAAAGGATGGCGTCAAGTTGAGCGAATGAAACTGAATCGGGCAATGGCCATGCGATACCGGATGCAAGAAATCGCTGAAAAAGCGTATGTATTGTGGAATGACTGAGACCCAGACGCTGAGCGATGGCCCGGATGGTCAGTTTATCTTCAAATCTTAAACGCAGGGCATCAGGCAAATAAGAACGGAAGCAGGGAATATCTTTTGTTGTCTGGGAATTCATCGTTCGTGTCCATCAATATAGATGGGCGCGATTGTTGCCAGACAGGACAATTTTCACAAGACGTCGCTGATGGGGCGCTTACCGTAATGATGGCGACATTATTCACCTCTCGCAGCCTTACGCTTGTCTTCTCTGATTTTGAAGTACAGATTTGTCAGATAAGTCAGGAAGCCCAGAACCAGACTCCCCAGTACACCAATCGCAGCCCACTGTGACGGACTGACCTGATCAAGCCACTGTAAAAACCAGTAGCCAGCACTGCCTGCGGAGGTGCCGTAGGCAATGCCCGTTGAAATTTTGTCCATGGATTTCATAGCCTCACCTCCGCAAATAACGGATGGCGTAGTTTTACACTGAGAAATGAAAGGGATTTGAAAAGAAAAAACCGACAAAAGCGGGCGAAACGATATATACAATAAGGAAAGCACTCTATCCAACAAACCACTCACAGTTAATCGGAATAAAAGCAGAGTGCTTATGAATGATCGCCTGCCCGAAGGTTAGTATTTCTGCACAGCAATTTTGCAAAAAAAGCGATCATTCATAACTTAAACGTCTTTCAGTCACTCCGGGATTTCCCATCATCGCAGACTGAAAGACTCTGACTGGAGCGGGCAGCGGGAATCGAACCCGCATCATCAGCTTGGAAGGCTGAGGTAATAGCCATTATACGATGCCCGCATATGGTGCCGACTACCGGAATCGAACTGGTGACCTACTGATTACAAGTCAGTTGCTCTACCTACTGAGCCAAGTCGGCACTGGACCGCCACCGGGGACTCGAACCTCGCACACTCAACTTAAAGGGTTGACGCTCTTTCCTGATGAGCTAGTGGCGGTTGGTGGCCCTTGCTGGATTTGAACCAGCGACCTGGCGATTATGAGTCGCTCGCTCTCACCACTGAGCTAAAGGGCCGGGCGCAGGATAATAACGTTACGAAATCAATGTTGCAAGCATTCAAAAATCACCCTTATCTCCTCCACCAGCGCATTCACCATGTCTATCCGAGATAAGTGGCACAAAAAACCCGCTTGTGGGCGGGTTTTGTTTGCTTTTGCCATCACGTACAAAATCGGCAAAGTATCAGATTTGCATGAATATATGCCTTTCAATCTACTTTTGCAACACTTTGCTTTGAAAATGCCGTCTTTTTTTGAACGTGTTCTCATTACAAACAATAAAGCCTCACTATCCAGTCGGTGAAAAATGTGTTTCATTGCAACCCAGTGACGAGTAAATGTTTTGGACCAGTTTTTAGTTGTCACTCCCGCCAGTAATGCCAGCTCCTGGTATTCATAACCTTCCCCACCAAAAAGTTCTGCTTTTACTGCCTGCGCCGCCAGCCAGATTAATTTTTTCAGGCGTTCCTGCGTTTTCCCTGCAATTTTTCTGGTACCGGATTGAGCATTAAATTCATTCCACGCCCACTGTGTTATCGCGATCTGATATTCCCAACAAATACTCCCGCTGTAACACCACAACAACCAGGCTTTATAGTGCTCTTCAAGAGACAGAACAGCCCGCCGCCACGATGATGTCGAAAACTCAACCGGACTGACCAGAGGAATTGACGTCCCCTTCGCCAGCGATTGCTTTCCCGGGATTGGTGGATTATCCCGCGTTATCATTTTTCCAGTCACTTCATCGCGGTACCGGATTTTTTTACGCCTGTAACGCCCTGTATCGAACATGGCATTCTCTTGCCAGGCTTCAAGCTGACCTTTTGTTGCCCCACTCAAATCAGCGGTGGCGATAATGAGCTGCTCACGCACAAACTGTAAATACTGGTTATTCATGCGCACCCCAGTTCTGTGATTTTTATCCCCAGCCGCCCACCAGGAACGAGCTGACCGCGCACAATATTGATTTCATCAAACTGCTCGTCGTCTATAAGTAGTCCAGCATGCGTCAGCGCATCCAGCGGTGCCTTCAGGATATTGTCCAGGTCACGACGGCGCTTATCCGGTGGCTCTGCAATAATCTTTATCGCCAGCCTTCCGGACAGGTTTAATTTCAGTCGCTGCTGGCGAACAATTAGCGCCACATCACGGCGATAACGCTCACCGGCTTTTGATACAAAATATGTGCTGCCACGACGTCGCCAGTAGGTGTTCACCGTTGGCGGGTAAGGCAAAACAAATTCTATGCGTTCGGTCATTTATGCTTTCCACTTCAGAACACCCGAATTTCTCGCGTGCATTAAAAAACGAATCAGCAACAACAACTGACTACCGTGTTTTTCTTCAAAATCTTTTACCCCGGCGTGTAGTTCGTTATGGCATTTACGACACAGCGGAATAACAAACAAATCGTCAGCCTTTGTTCCCATCCCTCCCAGTCCATGACCAATGATGTGGTGCGGATCATCTGCCTGATTGCCACACGTCATGCATTTCTGCGTTTTTACCCAGCGCGTGTATACAGGCATCTCTTCCCGTTGTGGTTTCTGGCGCTGGAGATACTGAGCCGGAGATTCCGGATCAACGGCAATGCTGACCACCGTCTCTTCCTGTGGTGGATTCTGTTGCTGGTGGGCGTGAGGCAGCGGCGCAAGATTTTTTGTGCGCTGCTTCAGTATGCTGGTGGCGGTCTGCTCTCCCGGCACGATGTCGCTTTCACGGTACATTGAGCGGATTTTTTCCGCACGCAACCCCAGCGAACGACGTAATACCGCTTCCGGTAGCGCGTCCGCCACCTGATTGCGGACCGCCCACCAGGATAATTCAGCCAGAGATAATTCACGCTCCTGCGTACCGCTTATTGCGTGACCGATGACGTCAATCATCCATGCTGACAGGTTTTGATGAGCAAGTTGCTCGAGTGATTCGGATGTCTGGTCACGCAGCTGGTTGTCGCAGTGCCAGCACAATACCATTGCGCCGGTACCATAACGGTGAATGACGGTTTCGCTGTGATGATAATCGCCGTGTGGCCACTGGCAGGATTTAATATGGCGCAACAGCCAGTCAGACAATGCGCCAGCACCACCAGCAGCACGAATCACCCGTGCGTTACTGAAAAACGGCAGCAATGTTTTGTCTTCCACTAGCGGCTGGCGAACGGCAGGAACGACCCCGGACGGCAGATTACGCATGCTTTTCGGTTCCGGCTCCACCAGTACCCGGGTATTGTGGAATACCGGCATGGATTCACGACCGGGCTTAAGGACCACCAGCCCGAGTTCCGGAACCAGAACAGGTCGAAGTAATACCCGCACATTACCTCCAGATCCGTTGCTGGAATGTGCAGGACGGACGCGGTGGCCGTTCGGAATAAGGGAGCCTGACGAAGATTATCCAGTGACGATAATCGAGACTGAGGGCTTTCTTAATCTCGTATCCGTGTCTGCGGTAGCGCTGAATCAGCCATTCAGCCTGTTCTTCGGTGCAGGGGTCGTGCTGATACCCGTCAGATTTGAATGCATGAGAACGCCGCCCGTGCCTGCTGGCAGGGGCGGCAGAGTTATCCGAATTGTAAAATTTGGTATCGTGCGCCATCTGTTTTCTCTGCTGGCGCAGCAGGTGCCAGTTGTTCAGGCTGACGGATGGATTGTAAACCAGAACGACCAGAAAAACAAAACCCGCCGAAGCGGGTTAAGTGCGGGTGCGTTGAGGATGCCTGACACATCAGCGGTGGCGAGGGATTTCTCCCCCGCCGGGTCTCTTACTCCTCAGGTTCGTAAGCTGTGAAGACAGCGACCTCCGTCTGGCCGGTTCGGATTCGTACCTCGCAGAGGTCTTTCCTCGTTACCAGTGCCGTCACTATGACGGTTAAACAGATGACGATAAGGGCGATTAACATCGCCTTTTGCTGCTTCATAGCCTGCTTCTCCTTGCCTTTCGGCACGTAAGAGGCTAACCTACATGTGTTCAGCATGGATTGAGCCTCAGATTAATGTTAAGCGTCTTGCAGGACGCGTAATGTTAACTGGGGCTTTTCTCTATCTGCCTTTTGGTGTTCATGCCTGAGACAGATAGCCTCAAGCACCCGCAGTCATTCTACTTAACTAAGATTTCCCTGCAAACCGTTTTTGTCCGGCACAGTAAATATCCAACTAAACCAATAGCGTTCGCTGTATTTACCGCCAGTATTCAATGCACATGACCGCCATGAACACCCCTAAAAAAAGGGCATTTATATGTCCAAACATTAATATCAAAACATCAATTTTTTCCATATACCTTGCTGTGAAGATGATGGGCATACATGATGCGAACAACCAGAACGCAACAAACAAAAACTGCAATGCGTTTTTCATTATTCCCCCTACAATCAATGTGCAATAACATTTAAACACACCTCAATTTGGCCGGACATATAAATATCTAAACCAGAAAAAATCACTTACATAGCGTTACAAACTCTTTAGTCTAAATACTCATCGTAAAACATTCCCCATACTTATCAGTCCGTTCCGCGCCAGGTAGCTTATTGCCTTATCTGGCAACCTATAATCAGGTTTCCGCTTTTTCAGTTGGCTGGTCGTTTAACCGACATAGTTAACCCATTAATCTGGTTGCCGGATGCTGGTGGATTTTCGCGTTTTAATTGTTCATAAAAGTGCACAGCTTTAACCAGTTCTTCTGATGTAACCGGGACTGGTGGGGCAGTGAATAAGGCCTGAATTTCATAGTTCGGCCTGTCGTTACAATCCTCTTTTTTCGGTACATATTTCCAGTCACCAACCCACAACTCCCCCTGAGAGTCCATAACACCTTTTTTCACGTAGCGATATCGCCACGCTATCGGCTCTGCTTCCAGCGATGCCCGTGCAATTTTGAATAACTCGCCCTCTACTCGCGCCATCCCTGAATTGGGGTGGCATTTCGTAATCGCTATTTTTAATTTGGCTTCTTCGATTAATTGTTCTTTTGTTAATTCAGTCATTTTCATTACCGCCCTGGTAATGCTGCCACCAGCGAAAATGGTTAATGGAAAACGGGCTTCCGTTCTATACCAATCGTAGTGGCAAACCGATTGTCAGCCGGGATCTATTTACCTGCAATAAAACTTTACCACCACGCGAGGTAGAGCCGAATTTTGGTGCGATCTGATGGGAAGACGAAGGAAAAATCCTGAACACGAAAAATTACCTCCAAATGTATACCCAAATAAATATAGTTATGTATGGAAACCAACATCCAGAGAATCTGTAACACTAACCGCCATCAAGGATGGTTTAGCTGCTTTATGGAAAAAGTATGAGGAAACTGTAAATAATCGCGATCGTGCAATGACATTCGGTCGCTTGTGGGAAAAATTCCTCGCCAGCGCCTATTACAGTGACCTCAGTCCAAGAACACAAAAAGATTATCTGCAACATCAAAAAAAGTTGCTTGCCGTATTCGGTAAGGTGCCGGCAGATTCCATAAAACCAGAACACATCCGTCGATACATGGACAAGAGAGGGGAACAGAGTAAAACGCAAGCCAACCATGAAAAAAGCAGTATGTCCCGCGTTTACAGTTGGGGGTATGAGCGAGGGTACGTGAAGGCTAACCCATGTGCAGGTGTAAGTAAATTCAAGGCCAAAAACCGCGAACGATATGTAACCGACAAAGAATACCAGGCAGTATTAAGCGTTGCACCTCTTCCTGTTTTTATCGCAATGGAAATTGCCTATCTGTGTGCAGCGAGGGTTTCCGATGTGTTATCGCTGAAATGGGAGCAGATTGGAAACGACGGGATCTTTATCCAGCAAGGGAAAACAGGAAAAAACAGATAAAAGCATGGAGTCCACGATTACAGGCGGCGATCGAAAAAGCAAAACAGTTACCAACATCCGCCTATGTAATCAGCAATCAATACGGCAACCGATATATGTACAAAGGCTTTAACGAAATGTGGGTAGAAGCAAGAAATCGCGCAGGCAAAATTTCAGGTATTTTAACCGACTTCACCTTTCATGATCTGAAGGCGAAAGGAATTTCAGACTATGAAGGAAGCAGTCGGGATAAGCAACTTTTCTCTGGTCACAAAACCGAGGGGCAAGTGCTAATCTATGACAGGAAGGTTAAAGTTTCACCGACACTTGATGTCCCGTTACCTGAAAATATTCCAAGAAAATATTCCAAGTAATTCCAAGTGTGATTTTTGTCACTGACTTAATGATGTATAAGTGATTGAATTTTGGCGGAGAGAGGGGGATTTGAACCCCCGGTGGAGTTGCCCCCACTCCGGTTTTCGAGACCGGTCCGTTCAGCCGCTCCGGCATCTCTCCGTTCAGATGGTTGCCATGATGCCAGGAAATTTGGCATTTTAACAGTCCCTGTCCGTGCAATTTTGTTCAAGTGACGAGTTTGCGAGCAAAACGATGATTAAGTGGCCCTGGAAAGTACAAGAATCAGCACATCAAACTGCCCTTCCCTGGCAGGAAGCACTATCGATCCCCCTTTTAACGTGTCTGACAGAACAGGAACAAAGCAAATTGGTCGCTCTTGCCGAACGTTTTTTACAGCAAAAACGGCTTGTTCCTTTACAGGGCTTTGAGCTGAATTCATTAAGAAGCTGCCGGATAGCACTTCTATTTTGCCTGCCCGTTCTGGAGTTAGGACTGGAATGGCTGGATGGTTTTCATGAAGTCTTAATTTATCCTGCGCCATTTGTGGTCGATGATGAATGGGAAGACGATATCGGTCTGGTGCATAACCAACGTATTGTTCAGTCAGGTCAGAGCTGGCAGCAAGGGCCTATCGTTTTGAACTGGTTGGATATACAAGATTCTTTTGATGCTTCTGGTTTTAACCTGATTATTCATGAAGTCGCTCATAAGCTGGACACCCGTAACGGCGATCGCGCCAGCGGAGTTCCCTTTATTTCGTTGCGTGAGGTTGCTGGCTGGGAACACGATCTTCATGCTGCAATGAACAACATTCAGGAAGAAATCGAATTAGTTGGTGAGAATGCGGCGAGCATTGATGCTTATGCTGCCAGTGATCCTGCTGAATGTTTTGCCGTACTTTCTGAATATTTCTTTAGCGCCCCAGAACTTTTTGCTCCTCGTTTCCCTTCATTGTGGCAACGTTTCTGTCAATTTTATCAACAAGATCCTTTGCAGAGACTGCATCACGCTAATGATACAGACTCGTTTTCAGCGACGAATGTTCATTAATTAACAACTTTGAAGATTAATTAACCAATTGAAATGGCTTATGAAATTTAGTGTTGACAGACAAGGTACCGCTAAGTAATATGCGCCCCGTTCTCACGATTCCTCTGTAGTTCAGTCGGTAGAACGGCGGACTGTTAATCCGTATGTCACTGGTTCGAGTCCAGTCAGAGGAGCCAATTTTCTGTTTTCATGCATCCTTGCGAATCTTTATCTGATGTTGATTCAACAGGTTAGTGTGAAAACTCTTCTCGGTGCATTTTGATTTTACCCTACGCATCGGGAAAAATTGGTGGTCAAATCTGGGATCAGGTTAGTTCGATAATGGAGTGACCCCCATATATCCCTTACCGACGCAAAAATCCGCACCCTCAAGCCTTCTGATAAACCCTTTAAAGTCTCCGATTCTCACGGTCTGTATCTGCTGGTCAAGCCGGGTGGCTCCCGCCACTGGTATCTCAAATACCGTATTAGCGGTAAAGAATCCCGCATTGCGCTGGGTGCCTATCCAGCCATCTCCCTGTCTGATGCGCGACAGCAACGTGAAGGTATCCGTAAAATGCTGGCGCTGAATATCAACCCGGTACAGCAGCGGGCTGCTGAACGTGGCTCACGAACACCGGAGAAAGTTTTTAAAAACATGGCGCTGGCGTGACATAAAAGTAACAGGAAATGGTCGCAGAACACCGCCGACCGTCTGCTTGCCAGCCTGAACAATCACATCTTTCCGGTCATCGGGAACCTACCTGTATCAGAACTTAAACCCCGTCATTTCATTGACCTGCTGAAAGGGATCGAGGAAAAAGGTCTGCTGGAGGTTGCGTCCCGCACACGGCAGCACCTGAGTAACATAATGCGCCATGCGGTCCATCAGGAGTTAATCGATACGAACCCTGCAGCAAACCTTGGCGGCGTGACCACACCTCCTGTCAGACGGCACTATCCTGCCCTGCCGCTGGAGCGGCTGCCTGAACTGCTTGAACGTATTGGGGCATATCATCAGGGCCGTGAACTGACCCGGCATGCCGTTCTGCTGATGCTGCATGTGTTCATTCGCTCCAGTGAACTGCGTTTCGCCCGCTGGTCAGAGATTGATTTCACAAACCGAGTCTGGACGATACCCGCGACGCGAGAACCCATTATTGGCGTGCGTTATTCCGGCCGCGGGGCAAAAATGCGAATGCCGCATATCGTCCCCCTCTCAGAACAGTCCATCGCCATTCTGAAACAGATTAAGGATATCACCGGTAATAATGAACTGATCTTCCCCGGCGACCATAACCCGTATAAGCCAATGTGTGAAAACACGGTCAATAAGGCACTGCGGGTGATGGGTTACGACACGAAAAAGGATATCTGCGGTCACGGCTTCCGGGCAATGGCATGCAGTGCGCTGATGGAATCGGGTTTATGGGCAAAGGACGCAGTAGAACGCCAGATGAGTCATCAGGAGCGCAATACCGTGCGCATGGCTTATATTCATAAGGCAGAGCACCTGGAAGCCCGCAAAGCGATGATGCAGTGGTGGTCGGATTATCTGGAAGCATGCCGAGAATCTTATGCACCGCCTTATACAATTGGTAAAAATAAGTTTATCCCATAGTATACTAACGAATCCCACACTCTGGCAAATTACCACCACCTCTACAGGAGGTGGTTCTATATAGACTTTTATCAACTTCATGACGAAAAACACCTATTTGAAGTGGTCAACAAAAACTGGCCACCGAGTTAGAGTTTTTCCAGTATCGATTTTCCGATTCGTTTGGGGGTAACCCACCGTTATATTCGTGCGGTCTTAGTGCACTGTAATATCCAACGATATAGTCCGTTATGGCGTGAGCTGCCTCGCTGAAGCTTACGTAACCCACCACCGGCATCCATTCGTTCTTCAGACTCCTGAAGAGGCGTTCCATTGGGCTGTTATCCCAGCAGTTTCCGCGCCGGCTCATACTCTGTCTGATCTGGTATCGCCACAATAACTGCCGGAACTGCCTACTCGTATAATGACTGCCCTGATCGCTGTGGAACATCACCCCGCCGGGCTTACCACGGGTTTCCCATGCCATTTCCAGCGCTTTCATGGTGAGCCTGCTGTCCGGCGAGAACGACATGGCCCAGCCCACTGGTTTTCTTGCGAACAGGTCGAGAACAACGGCGAGGTACGCCCAGCGCTTACCCGTCCAGAGTAGAGTAAGAGGCAGGGCGTAGTCGGACTATTTCCCTGCCTCTCCTCCCCGAACCGGACGTGCACCTTTCAGCGCATCCGGCTCTCCATTTAAATGCTGGCGAACGCCATTGCCACTTCTGTAAAGCGCGATGTATACGTGTTTCTGGTCTCCGTCCTCAGATAGGGATTACCTTCGGGTAGCCGCCAGCGGAACAGCTTCTTGCCTTGCCCCACCAACCGGTACAGTATTTCGCCGCTGAGCTTGCCGTGATTGGTTTTACCAAATAAAACCCACGTTTTGCTCTGACCCGGTTTCGGTGATTTACACCACCACCTCATCAGGGAAGCGATACCTGTACGGTATTTGCGGGCCAGCCAGTGAGCCAGCTTCCAGAACACGACACGGTCGATATAACTGAAGACTTTGGCCTTAAAATCAACGAACTGATAGAACATGGCCCAGCCTTTCAGTTTTCGGTTGAGTTGTTCAGCCATATCGACTTTGCTTTCACTGTAGTTGCCTGATAACAGTGCTGTCAGCGATGCGGCGAAGTTTCTGGCTTTCTCCTGCGGGATCGTTGAGACCACTCGCATCTCGCCATAACGACTGCGTTTGCGAATGATCCTGTGCCCCAGAAAGATAAAGCCGTCATTAACATGGGTGATTTTAGTCTTATCCATGTTCAGCCTGAGTTTCAGACTGCCTTCGAGCACACCCCGACACTCCTCCCTGATGGCTTCCGCCTGTGCTTTGGTGCCTTTGACGATGAGGACAAAATCATCGGCATAGCGGCAGTACGCCACCGCGGGTTTCCACTGCCAGTTTTCTCTGACCGCCGTACTTCGGCCCCGTTGGATACTGTTATTCCAGTACCACCGATCTTTTCTGGCTTTCCCGCTCAGGTAGCGCTCATGCAGGTATTGATCGAACTCATTCAGCATGATGTTCGATAATAGCGGCGATATAACACCGCCCTGTGGCACACCTTCACTGGCCGCCCGAAAGAGACCGACATCGATATGTCCCGCCTTGATGGTTTTCCACAGCAGAGTCATGAAACGTGCGTCACTGATCCTGCGGCGTACAGCCTTCATCAGCAGTCGATGATGTACGGTGTCGAAGTAACTGGACAGGTCGCCTTCAATCACCCAGCGTCCCCGGGTTTCACCACAGTCTGTGAGCTGTAATTTCACCGTGCGGATCGCGTGGTGGACACTGCGCTCAGGCCGGAAGCCATATGAGAGCGTATGAAAATCACTCTCCCATATCGGCTCCATCGCCATCAGCATGGCCCGCTGAACAATACGATCCCGCAACGCGGGGATACCCAGTGGTCGCAGTTTGCCGTTGCTTTTAGGGATGTAAACCCGTCTGGCGGGCAAGGGCTGGTAGTGGCCTGAGAGTAATTCATCCCTGAGGATTTGCAGCTCAACAGCCAGTCTGGCCTGTAGCATTGTTTTGTTCACGCCATCAACGCCGGGGGTATGGGCCCCCTTTGATGAAAGCGTGATCCGCGCCGCTTCAGCCAGCCATTCTGGTTGTGTTATCAGACGCAGCAGCCGTTGAATCCGTAGGGACGGATCGGTGGCTGCCCATGTGGCAAGCTTGCGTTGCATTTCGCTGATTATCAAAGGTCTTCACCTCGTTAGGTCAGTTAATTCACGTCGCGAACACATTCAAACTGCTTCCCTTCGCCATGTAATGGGCTTTCCCCATCGCGGACTACTACGGAAGCTCCGCCAGCCAGCGCGTCATCGGAGCCATGCCCCCTTAACATCCGTCGCTGACCTTCCCCGGTTTACCTGCCTGGACTCAGGCATACTGAGGAGGCTGCCCGTCGCACTCTTTATCCTTGCTTGCCGCAAGTTGGCAGAAGTCAGCAACGCAAGTGTGATAGACGCTGCTGCCCCGGTGTTTCGCATACATGTCAAAACACCTTCGACCGGCAGTGCTTACGTATCACTGCCAGTTCCTCCTGCACGGCCTGTCAGATCACGTAGGCCGTGGTGACGTTTTCAACCCACAGAGGCGGATTAACGGGTTCATGTTCTTCAGCCTTTCAGTACTTAACCTTGAGGATCATCTCGGCTTAGTGATCTCGCCTCAATCCCCGTTGTCAGCGGGTTACATCACCCTGCGGGCATGCCGCAGGTCACTGCCGCTCAGGTTCTCCACCGTCACACCCGGTGGGATTGTTGGGTTTCTCATCGTGAGTTACCGGTTCAATATTCCAGACAGACTCGCGGTTCATTTAAGCATCCATGCCCGCCCTGAACTCCGGGCACACTATAGGTCACATCACCGCACCACACCTGATTTGGCTCGGTCACGGCGAACTGCCTTTCAAGGTAGTTAGGGATAGCAACATGTTCATGACCACCACGTTTATACCGGTGAGTCGGCTGCTGACAGCTGACCAGCCCCAGCTCTTTCATGAGCCTGCCAGCAAGCCAGCGTCCCATCTGGTAGCCTCTCCGGGTTGCCATTGTGGCGATGCTTCTTGCTCCGGCCGAACCGTGGCTGATGCCATGTAGCTCAAGTACCTGACTGCGTAATACAGCCCGTCTGCCGTCTGGTTTTTCAGGACGGTTTTTCCAGTATCTGTAGCTGCTGCGATGAACCCCGAACACATGGCAGAGTGTGACCACAGGATAATGCGCTCTGAGTTTC